TACTTTAGTCTTTTAGGGTCTAGGTTTACTCTTAAACCGTTTAATGCCCATGAATTATTTTTTATTTTTGTCTTGATGTCTGTATCAAGGGCTTCATAAAGTTCCTTGTCTTCGTCGGTTTTAGGATTTCTTAATCTTTCCGCTTCATATTCACTAAGAACTTTCGCATAAACAGCTACGTCAAATGAAGTTGTACGCTGTGCCACAACGTCAAAAGGGTTTAACAAAATGTACCTAACAGGCAATTTATTAGTTTTTAAAGTTAGTCCAAAATTTCTTACCTTTGAAAAATCCCTGACATTGATTTTCCCTTCGATGGTATATAAAAACACATTTCCACTTCGATAAAACTCTCTAAAAAACTGATCCTTTAAGCTCCAAATTTTAATCTTTTTTAACCACGCGTTAACAAATGCCCTAGACTTTGCACTGCCCCCCTCCAAATACAATGTCGAATTAGCAAAATCAGCCATCATGTCAACCGCATTTCTAAAAACAGCTATATTAGCATAAGCTTTCTGAGTTAATTCTATGGCATCCCGAACGTTTACACCGTCAAGCCCGTATTCATACGGAAGCATTCCAGCCCTAATGTTAGTATATTTCCAAAGCTTAGGGGCAATAGCAATATTGTTGCGCCGAGTGGTGGTGGTGTTTGTCGGCCCTCCCGCACGAGAATAAGCTTTAGACTCATAATTATAAAAAGATTCGCCTATTAGCTCGGGCTGATACGTCCCAGCCTTTGCATGAGCCATATTCTCAAAGGACTTTTGCTGTTGCTCGTTGAATTTGTTCCAGTAATCGGACCTTTTGGTATATTTCCGTTTTTCAGCCATGTTAAAAATAAATTACACTTAAAGTTATCAAAGTGACTTTGAAAGTTACTTTCTTTACATTATAAACTCTGGAACGAATGTTTCTATAACATGTTCCTGTTGGACATTAAGAGAATCAAAATGGACTTTAGCCATCCAATTAGCCAAAACCAACGCCGAATAAGAGTCCTTACGGGCTTTGTCTGGTCCACTCTGCCGACGCAAATTGGAAGGCAAATCAAATGTTTGAGTGCCCTGAGCAGTGGTCGTTATTTGAATAAGAGCGCATTCATTTTTTGTTAATTCTATCATATCTGATTGATGTTCAATAAAATCAATCATTTTTGCTCCCCGTGTTTGCTTGGTTTCTTCGCTTGTGCGTAAAAATTTAATATCTAGGATAGGAATGCTCTTGTTTTTTTGTTTTGTGTAAGAGTCGTCTATTGCCCTACTCGCAAAATAAAGGCGAAGGTGGTCAAAATTTGCTTGAAGTAATTCGTTGGCTTGCCTAATCCAATTGCTCGTAGGTTTCCTTAAGATGACATACTGATAGTCAGATTTGTTGTATTGTCGTTTATAAGACTTAAGGTCGTTTTGGTATTCTTCTGGCTTGTCTAGTCCCACCTCTATTGTTTTAAGTTTTAAGTTTTTGCTTTTGAAAGTTTCGCTTTCATTGCAAGCTTGTAAAAACTGTACCCCTCCGTTATAGTCACCACAGACAGCCACTATATTAAAATTCTGCAAACAAAACAAAAAATAATTTATATGGTGTTTAAGGGAAGCTCCCGATAGTGCATAACCGTGAACCAATGTAGTTTTGTGCTCCTCGGGATGAAGCTTTAATATTTGAATAGCAAAATCATCTGAACTTTCAGTTTGTGACCACGAAGGGTCAAATGCCAAAATATATTCAGCGGAAGGGTCCCCTTGTGTTTCTACACAGGGAAGTTCCCCGTCGGAAACGGTACATAGCGCCATCTTACTCGTCTTAAAATATCCGGAACTATCATCAGTAAAAGTTGCGCCGAACTCTCGCTCAAATTGAGATTGGCTCATTGTTGATTTAGCTTGAGTAATTAAATTTTGATCGTACAGCTGTTGTGGGGCGCAATCATAACTATACTGCATCACGCAACGCGAAGCCCTGTCTTTTTGCTTAGGTAGTGTTATCAGATGCTCAAACTGAGTATATAACTTGTAAAGATATTCAAACTTGTAACAAGCAGACGATAATGCTACCAATTTATTATTTGGCCACACATGGCGCTCCCCCTCCGTCATCTTATTTTCTTTTATAAGGAGGCTTTCCAATTTAAAAAGGTCGTCCCGCTGAGTGGGGTTTTCTACTACGGCTAAAAACGGCACAATAACTTCGTTGTAAATTCTTTCAGGCATGAGCGCAAACTCGTCAATAATTATTCGATGAAAACGAAACCCACGAAGCTTTTCTCCGTCCCCCAACGGAAGAGCCCGAATGCGACTAGATCCAATTTCCATCAACCACTCGTCATTGCTCTTTGATGTCTTTGTGATGCATTGTCTGAAAAGCACAGCATCAGGCTTGTTCGCTATATCTTCAATCTTCCTAAAAATCATCTTTGCCTGTCTAAACGATTTGGACAATATCCCTATCTCCACCCCTTGGTTTAATACCGCATCTAAAGCGGCAAATACCCCTGTTGTGAAAGACTTTGACATACCGCGCGCCCACACTCCTAAAAAATAATCCGTTTCAAACATAGACTTGATAGCCATATGCTGGAACGGAAAAAGCTTAACCCCTAAAATCAAATCAGTAGTAAAGGTTATATTGTTTCTTAGAAATTCATAAAGTGCGAGCCTAGCTTCCCTTTCTTCTAAAAAGCCTTCCAATTTCAACAAATCATCATTGCCTCTTAGCTGGTGGCATCGCCTTTGTTGATGTCCTTCAGTCCAGCTCATTTATTGTCTAGAAAGTATTGCATGTCCGTCTGCCAAATTTTTCTGCCTGCCATCAGAATTCGTGGTATAAGTTTTTCCGACCCTTTTCGATCTTCAGCGAAAACAAATTGACACGAACGCGGATACTTGTGAGAAATATCTTTAATTTGCCTTAAGGTATAATCCATGTTTGCCTTACGATTGAAAATCTTGTTTTCTTTAATCATTTTTTCGACGCTCGATTCTATCACCACAAACAAATACGCACCCATCTCCTGAGCCCTTTCTATCTCCCTTTCGAATCTTTCTATGTTATGCTTGCCCACCGTCCCTTGCAAATCGTTTCCTGACTTTCTGTCTACAAAAGTATAATCATAGTATTCCCCCAAAGCCGTGTAGTCTCCAATGTCCAACTTAAGCATTTCACTTTCGCATTCCTCAAAGCTTAAAGGTTTTTGTTCTCTTGTGTCAATGGCAATAGTAAGGTCCGATGGAGGTGGGGTATTAAAAAAATCTTTGGGTATCTTACTGTTGTATAGTGGCTCGCAGCCGATGGTTTCGCATGCCGCCTTATAACTCCCAAATAATTCTCGGTAAATTTTAATAGATGGCATGAAAGAGTTTTTGGTTTCCAAATGAAAAGGTCCATATTTTCTTTTCTTTTTAAGCTGCCGCTTTTCGAGTATGGAAAGAGCATATCTCTTCACCTCTTCCTTGGGGTGCTGGTTGCACCACTTAAACATCTGCTGCTTTGTTGAAAAATCTCTTTCAAAATATTCGTCAAACCTCTTAAAGGGAAGAGGGTCTCCCGTGAGCTTGTTGAGACGTGGATGATACTTGGTATAATAAGAAGCCAAATTTAAATCGTGCTGCTTTAGGTGTTTGTGCAAAGAGGCTCGGCTAGTAAATTCTTTTTTACATTCAGCGCAAGGGAAAATTATGGTACATATTCTTTCCATTACATTGCGTCCTCTTTACTAATACCCAACACACGGGACTTCCAGTCTGGCATTTTTTCAACTTCGTTGGCCTCTTTTCGAATAATTTGTTTTTGCATCTGAGCCATCTTAATCATTATTTTTCGTTCCTCCTCGTCTTGAAAAAGCTGAACCAATGAAATGATAGAGGCGTTTCTTTGCACTTGGTTCGCCACCCTCTTGGCTCTTTCTCCATTCAGCTTGGCAAGCATCCTGTCAATACGATTAATACATTGATTATATTCTTCAGCTTTTGTTTTAAGCATCTCCGTCAACCTCATCGTTAATTCGTTTTGACCCTCCGTGTCATCAAACATTAAGTTCAGTTTTTGTTTATGCTGCTCAATTTCTTTTAAATTAACATAATCCATACATACGTTCACATAAAGGTTTAGTTCGTCCGCGGTTAAATCTGGCTTATCCCAAGTACTCCGAATATACTCCGACTCGAAAAGTTCACGGCTTAACTTTGTTATATATGAATTAATCACTTGTAAAAACCGTGGTGCGTTCAAATAGGTAATTAACTTCTCAACGCATTTTTTATCCTGCATGTTTATTTTGGAAATTTCAAACTCCTTTGAAGCAACCTTGTTTAGTCTTTTAATGGCCGTGGTAAGAATGTGGGGAGGAGTATACTTTTCTCCAGCTGCGTCATCTCGTAAATTAGTAAGAGAAGAAAATTCATTTCCAATATATTCACACAGTGCAATGAACTTTTCAGTCTCCGCAAACCCTTTGCTCCTAGATTCCTCGGGCCATAAAAGTTGCCCTACTTCTAGCTTAGTCATCTCAGGGGAGTAATGTTGTTTGGCAAAAGATTTTTCGTTATCAGTTAAAAAGTGTTTGACTACTCTTTTTTTTACTTTGGTTCTATAACTTAGCCCCCTGTCCACCCAATACTTTCTCAAAGCCCTTCCTCTAACCGTACTCCCCTTTTCGTTTGGGTCGTTAAATAATTGTTTGGTGCATTCGCTTAGGTCGCCCTCCAGCTCTTCAAACAATTTTAGGCTTTTTTCTTTTTCCTCTTTTGTTAGAACGTACTCTTTCATTCGAAAAATATATCAGTTTCAGTGCATATCTTTTTTGCAACCTTTTTGTAAAAATTCTTTAAGTTCTTGATTTGTTTATAACCCGCCTTTCGCCCCTTTTCATTACTTTTGTATCCCAGCACCTTCGCCACCACTTCCTCATCTATATGATCAATAAATAACATTTTATAAATTATAAAATGGCGATCGTTCAAATATTGCCTCATGAATAAGTGAAGCGACTTGACCGCATTTCCTATACTATAATGATCTTCAGGTACAGTATATCTATCAAAATAATTTGTTTCTAAAGAAACTGGTATTTTAATATCATAAGCCTGTTTGCGTGTCTTTTCCCATTTGGCATATAGATCGCACTCGTTAGACTGTAAACCCGTAGGAGTAAAAGAACATAAATTGGAAATTTGACCGTGACCTTGTTCTTTGGATTGATTGTACTTGCAGCTAATACAAGGTCGAGCAAAATTAGAATAATTATTACGCAATATATTTTTCAGCTGGTTGGAAATAATTTTATTTATCCACGGTTCTATAGCGCGAGATTGATCCCATTGCTCCCACTTATTATAAATATGAGTTCGAATAATTTGCGATACGTCATCGAAATCTAACCATGCCAAAGCATGAAGATGCCATTTGTAATACCGCTTTCTTATTTCATTATCGACTACCTCAAATTTATCTTCGTAAGTCTCTTTTTTATCTTTCGCCACCGTCGCCAACGTCTTTAAAATCTCCACGGGAGGAGCTACATTCAGCTTGGGATTTTTTTGCGAATTCTTCTTCTGTCGTCCTCTGATATTTTTCTTTAGCGTCACTGCTATATTGTATATCATCAGGATTGAGAGGATTTTTCACTAAACTTTCGAGCGTTACTGTTGAAGTAGGCATCTCTATTTCATACTCTAGTTTGGATAAATTAGGAACCCTTTCATCATCACTTTTCCCGTTTGCTGCCCTTAGACTAGGTTTAGACACAGAAGCGTTCGTCATACCGAACGCCGCAAATGTTTCCCCACAGCTTTGACAGAAGTTGGGTTTCTTTAAAGTGTAGCCGTTTTTGGCTCCACACTCAGGACAAAATATACTAGCCATTTTTTATAATTTAGTTTATTGGGTTGTTTTCTAGTTTATTTACAATAAATTTTAAAATTTCACTTCTGAGAATGTCCTCTTTAGTGAACTTAAAGGTATACACTCCTTTTTCTCTAGATGCCTCATCATCGAATAAATTCATGATAGAAGTAAAGCCCGTCTTTCCGTTAATATCCGGTTGCATCGGGTCTCCGCATATAAAATACTTAGAGTTTTCGCCGATTCTGGTGATTAATGTAACCAGCTCTTTCTTAGTAAAATTTTGACATTCGTCAGCAACAATAAGCTTGTTCGCCCAACTTGCGCCTCGTAAAAAATTAATTGGCGCGCACTGAATAATTTTTTCATCTAAAAGCATTTTTATTTGACTTGGCTCTAATAATTCAGACAGCTTATCTTGCATTGGCATCATAAAAGGATTAAACTTTTCGTGCACATCTCCCGGAAGGCTTCCTAAGTTTCTATCGGCGCTTTCTGCTATTGTGCGAACATAAAACAAATCTTGATTCATATTCATGTTGAACAACTGCAACGCAGCGTAAATAGAAATAAAAGTTTTAGTGGAACCAGCTGGGCCAGAGACAAAAACTATCTTAGTATTTTTGTCAAAGGCTATCTTTAAGAACTGGTGTTGTTTTTTTGTTAACTCAAAATTTTTAAGATAAAGCTTGTATTTGTTTTCCGCAATGGGTATTATCTTTTCCGACGCCGTAGATCTTTTTTTTCTACTCATCTCTAAAGATTACACTTGACTGTGGCCGCCAATCACTTATTATTGAAATTAAATAATGATTTTTCATGTTTTAGCTATCCCCATCCACCCTACACGCAAAGAAATAACTTTGTGCGCTTTTACGCAAAAAGTTTACAAATTTTGTAAAATTATGACAAAAAAGGGTCATACTGTTTTTCACTATGGCCATCCTGATTCAGACGTGCCTTGTACTCAGCACTTTAACGTAGTTTCGCGCGCCACCTACGAAGAAGTATATAAAAAACAATCGTGGAAAAACTTTCTCACCCAAAGTATTAAAAATAAAGTTCATGAAGAATTTAATAAAAATGCCACACCTTTAATTAAAAAAAATAAACAAAGTAAAAACGACTTTGTTTTAGCTTTTTGGGGTATTGGCCATCGACCATGCTGTGATGAACTCGTTGAAGATTTTACTATTGTCGAGCCAAGTATTGGATACGATTCAGCTTTTGCTCCTTTTAAAGTATTTGAATCATACGCCCAGTTGCATAAGTTGCACTTTAAAATGTACGGAGAATCTTCGTGTCCTCGTTTCACTGATCACGTGATTAGACCCGGTTTTTATTTCGAAGATTTTTGTTACGAAGAACGCAAGGAAGATTATTTGTTATTTTTAGGTAGAATGATAGACAATAAGGGAATTGAAATTGCTCAGAATTTATCTAAAGCCTTTTCTATTCCGATAAAATTTGTAGGACCGCAGAACTTAAAAAATAACCTCAAAAAAGATAACCCTTTGGCAGAATATATACATACCGTCAGCAACAACGAACGCAAAAAACTTCTCGCTAATGCCAAGGCTTTAATAATGCCAAGTCTTTATTCGGAGCCATGTGGATGGGCAATGCTAGAAGCTTTCATCTCGGGCACTCCTGTTTTATCAACTGATTGGGGAGGGTTGGCAGAGTATAATATTCATGGACAAACCGGGTTCCGTTGTCGTTCTCTAAATGAATTTTATCATGCTCTTGGTATTATAGATAATATAAAACCAAGTTTCTGTCGAGAGTACGCGGAAGAAAACTTTACTATTAGCTTGGTGGCCCGTATGTATGAAAACTATTTCACACATTTAACGCTTGCCGCAGAATACGGAATAGGGGCCGTTTTCGAAAAATGCAACTTCTTAGTCAAATAGTCGAGGTGTAAAATATTTTCAGTGAAGATAGAATCTTTATTTGTGTCAGACGTTCACTTGGGATTACATAACTGTAAAACACATAAATTTTTATCATCCATCAAGGATATAAAATGTAAAAATATTTTTATTGTGGGGGATTTTATAGATTGCGCTGTTTTCCAAAAAGACCACGAATGGCCAAATGACAATAATCTTATAATAGAAAAACTTTTAAACCTTATGCACAATGGGAGTAAAATATATTATATATGGGGAAACCATGATGATTTTTTATCTAAGTGGGATAAGTTTGCACTGGGAAAAAATATAGAAATATGCAGAACTAAAATTTATACTGCCCTCAATCAAAAAAAATATTTATTAATACATGGTGATGAATTTGATGGGGTTATAAGACTAAAGTTTCTTGTTCCCCTCCAAAAATTCGGAGCTTTTTTGTATGATGGGCTTCTACGGTTAAACAGGATAGTGAATAAGATTGTGCGAAAATTAGGATGGAGAGAAAAATATATCACCGCCTTTTTGGGACCCAACTTAAACGATCTTCAAAAAATGACCACAGAAGAAGCCAAACGACATAAATGTCAAGGGGTAATATGTGGACACTCACACCGCCCCGAACATTCCTCGCTACCTAATCAAATAGAATATCTTAACTGTGGAGATTGGATAAAATCATGCACTTATATTGTAGAAACTCTGGAAGGAGAATTTAAATTAAAAAAATTTGAATGGAGAAAACCAAAAATAAGTGTAGATTATTAGGTATGGTTAAAAACAAGGAGAACGGGTCTAAAGTGAGGTTTGGGGATTTAGATACCTTTTTAAAAGTAGCCCCCATAGTTGGTTTAGCTCTTTTAGCCTATCTTCAAACTTTATTTCCCAGCAAAATAGAATTCGACAAAGTCCACGACAAACTTATTCAAATGGACAAAAAAATTACCGAAATGACGGTTCTCCAAAAAGCCATTACCAGCAATAGTGGAGATATAAACAAAATAGAAACGCGCCTTCGATTAATAGAAGTTGATATTGCTCGCCACAATGCCCTAGGAACTAAAAGCTCACGAAATAACAAGAACCCAAGCGGCAGTTGACAAAACCCCGTTTTAACATACCATAAAAAGATGAGTCACATATCTGGAGATTACAATTAC